GAATTTAAGTACGCTTGATTCATAGAGAAAGGGGGTGGGCATTTGCTCACCCTTTTTTGTTACATAAAAGACAACTCGCTATTTTATTAAGATGTTGGTTATTTCTCTCGGTGAATCAAAAAATTGGTATGTAACTCTGACCGAGAAAGTCACGATTGCAAACCCTTATTTCTTGTTTGCGTTCACCCATCGTGTGACTAACCAGTTGACAACCGTTTTGTTGACTGACATCTCCACACAAACGGAGAGATACAACAAATTTGCAGTCATTGAAGGTACAACATTCAACCTTGATGCCGGTGAATTTGAGTATGTAATCTACGCACAAACATCTTCAACCAACTTGATTCCAGCATCGGCAAATGAAGAGGTTGAAAGCGGTGTATTGAAAGTTGAATTTGATGTCACTCGAACATCATACGAGGTCACTCTAAATGAGAAGATCTATGAGATTGAAGAACCCACACAAATAATCTTAATGTTGCTTGAAAACGGGTCATTCCTTCTTCAAGAGGACGGAGGTAAAATCATAATATAATGGCAGACAAAAGAATATCAGAACTCGTCACGATTGCAACGGTTGACCTTGCGACGGATTTATTTCCTATTGTTGATACTTCAGCAGCGGAAACCAAAAAGATCACACCGATTGCGTTGAAAACTTCATTGTCGTTGAACAATGTTGACAACACAAGTGATTTAGATAAACCAATATCAACACTTACACAAGGTGCTTTGGATAACAAACAAGCAACTTTAATCTCTGCAACCAACATCAAGACGATAAATTCAACCACAATTCTTGGTGGTGGAAACTTATTGGTCGCACCTGCATCAGGTATTGATGCTTCTGCGATTGCGACTGGAGTTGTCAGCAATACGGAGTTTGAAACATTGAACGGAGTAACATCTGCAATTCAAGTTCAACTTGATTCAAAACAGCCAACAATTACGGGCGGAGCATCAACAATTGCATCTACTGATTTGGGTGCATCAAGAGCATTAGTATCAAATGCCATTGGTAAAGTTGCAGTTGCTACAACTACATCAACTGAAATTGGGTATCTTAATGGTGTAACTTCTGCAATTCAAACTCAAATTGACACAAAGACAAATAAACTGATTGTCACTAATCGTCAAACCGCATCTTATACATTAGTAATTTCTGATGCCGATAAATTAGTTGAGGTGAACAATGCCAGTGCAAACAACTTGACTGTCCCTTTGAATAGTTCGGTAGCATTTGCCACAGGCACACAAATACTTTTGGCACAGTACGGAGCAGGTCAAACCACCATCGTTGCAACGAGTGGCGTAACCATCCGAAGCAACGGGGCAAAGTTAAAATTGAACGCCCAGTATTCGGGTGCAACTTTGATTAAGATTGACACGAATGAGTGGTATTTATTTGGAGATATAGCGTAATGATTTTAGCAAGTCACGGATTAATCGCATCGCAGATTGCAAGTGCTGACCCTGATTGGGCAGCATTTTATGGTCGTGTATTGGCCGCAGGGGGTTCACTTTCTACAACTGAACAAAACGCAACAAAAACTTTGGTTGCCGATTTAAAAGCCGCAGGTCTTTGGTCAAGTATGAAAGCCATTTATCCAATGGTCGGAGCAAGTGCGGCAGCGTGTAAACAGAACCTAAAGAGTGCAAGTTTTACTGGTACTTTTAGTTCGGGTTGGACTTTTGCAAGTACGGGAGCTACGCCTAACGGAATAAGTGCGTTTATGGATACGGGATTAGTGCCAAATTCAGTATTTTCAAATATGTTTATAACAATGGGGGTGTATATTAGGACAAGTAATACTACAAATACTTGTGATATGGGAGTTATTAATACGGCAGTTGATGGGGCTATTGAAATTTTTAGTTATTTTGGTACAGTTCCACCCGTTACTTTGAATGGCTGCGGTGAATTTGGAAATCGGGCAAATTATACAACTACCGATAGTATTGGATTTAGAAGTTTTGCAAGAAGTAGTACAACATCTTTAGAGGCTTATTTGTTGGATGTTTTACAAATCACAAATACAACAAGCGATACTACATTAATAAGTGAGTTTCTTAACCCTATATATATAGGTGCAAGAAATTTCGGAAATCTTGTGAATTCTCCTTCAGATAGAGAAACAGCATTTAATTATATTGCGGATAGTTCTTTTACCCAACAAAACATGACTAACCTTTACACCGCAGTACAAGCATTTCAAACAACGCTTTCACGCCAAGTATAATGATAGGATACACTTGCACCCCCGACCAATACGAGCAGATTCAAGGTCAGTATTATACCGAATCGCAGTTCTTTAATTGCGTTGCTGATATTGACGGAACTTGGTTTTTGTTTTTGTCTGACCAAGACAAGCCCGAAGTTGAGGCATCACAATACGCTTGGGTTTTAGATTTACCCGAAGCCGAATACATCCCACCAACGCCACCACCATTCCCCTCATAAATGAAACACTTTGACAATGATACAACGGCAGCCATTGCAACGGCTATCTCAGGCAGTTCGGCAGTTCTGCATTTTGCAAATACTTGGCAACCTTTGTTTGCACTTGTTTTGGCTCTCGTTGGTATTGTTTCGGGGTTGTTTGCGATTCGTTACTACGCAAAGAAAATTGACGCGATAGATGGCAAAGGCAACTAACACCAGCACCTTCAGAGCAAAGCCAAAGAATAAGCTCCGCAGACATACCAAGCACATAAACAAACACAAGTCGTGCAAACCAAAAAGAGGACAAGGATAAAAGGTTATTTTGAACCTACACCGAAACGATTCAGAGTGCTTGGTGATTCCATTGCCGGTGCATCTTTGTTTGTTGCCAGTTTGAACCTTGACCATCCCAAGTTGATGTTGATTATCGGCATCGCTGGTGGAGTTGGAAAGTTCGTCACAAACTTCTTCACCGATGAAACAAGTTAAGTTCAACGGATACTACAAAGAGGAATCGCCGAAGTCACAAATCTACTTGCATCATACTGCTGGAGCTGGTGACGGAGTTGCAACCTTTCAATTTTGGGATGCCGATCCAGTAAACATCGCAACCTGCATTGCGATAAGTCGCACGGGTGAAATCGTGCAAGGGTTTTCGTCAAAGTATTGGGCGTATCACTTAGGTTTGAAATCTGCTCACTTCAAAGGAGTGCCATTCACCAAACTTGACAAGACATCCATTGGGATTGAAATCTGCAATTGGGGTTATTTGGTTGAGAAGAACGGCAAGTTCATCAATTATGTAGGCAAAGAAGTGAAAGATGTGTGCAAACTTGACAAGCCATACAAGGGATTCACCTATTTTGAGAATTACACAAAAGAACAAATCGCATCAGTCAAAGAATTGTTGTTGTTGTGGCGTGAGAAATACGGCATAGACTTAACTTATCACGAAGATATTTGGGCAGTCACCAAAAGAGCATTGTCAGGCAAGAACGGAGTGTTCACTCACAACTCAGTTCGTGCAGATAAAATTGATGTTTATCCTCACCCCGATTTGATTAGTATGTTGCAATCACTTTAAGTTGCTATTTACTTTCAATGATCTTCCAAAGAATCAACTTTCACGACAATGTCCTCCCCGTTTTCAAGGAAAACAAGGCGAAAGGATATGTGACTTTTGGTGCTGACAACTTGTATCCCGATTTTTTAATTGAGTTATTCAATAAGTCACCCAAGCACAATGCCATCGTTTCATCCAAAGCATCGTATGTTGCCGGTATTGGAACAAAGGTAATCGGACAAAACACCGTTGACATCGCAAAAGCCGAAGCAAAGATTCAATCAATCAATGCTTACGAAACACTTAACCAAGTTAAGAACAAGATTGCTTATGACCTTGAGTTATTCAATGGTTATTGCTTGGAGATAATTTGGAACAAGGCGAAGACGGCAATTGCTGAAATATACCACATCCCTTTCAAGAATATCCGCAAAGGACTTGAAGGCGAGTATGTGTATTGCGAGGATTGGACTGACCGCAAAGCGGAGCAAGTTCACTATCAGCCATTCAACGCAACGACAAGAGAATCAAAGTCACTTTATTATTGCCAATTCTACCGACCCGGTCAAGGCGAATATCCTTTGCCTGATTATGTTGGTGCGTTAAAATACATTGAGGTTGACACCGAGATTTCCAACTACTATTTGAACTCAATCAAAAACGGATTCACCGCACAAACTCACATCCAGTTATTCAAGGGAATCCCAACACCTGAAGAAGCTCGTGCAACTGCAAGACGATTCAAGGAAAACTATCAAGGCACGGACAATGCCGGTGGACTTATCATCCAATACAACGACCCACAAGAGAAAGAGTCGGTGATCAGCAACTTGCAACCATCGGACTTTGACAAGCAATTTGATTTGCTAAATAAGACCGTACAACAAGAGATATTTGTTGCACACAAGGTGAACTCACCGATGTTGTTTGGAGTGCGTGTGGAAGGTCAATTGGGTGGTCGTAGCGAGATGATTGAAGCTTATGAGATGTTTCAACAATCATACATTGAACCAAGACAACAAAAAATTGATGATACTTTGACTTACTTGTTTGAGTTCATCAGTCCAGTTCGCTTGGAAACCATCAACAAACCACCAATCGGAGTTGATTATGTTGCCTTGTTTACTGCTGGACTATTAACGCAGGACGAAGCACGGAAGGAATTGGGATTTGAAGCGATTGAGAAAACACCCGTTGCGATGTCAAAACAAAATCCTTTTGGATGGGATGATGAGCGTGACTTGGCGGTGTTTATGAAGTACGGCGAACCAGCGGAGAACTTTGAACCGATGAAGTTTGACTTTGCATCTGCGATTGAATCAGCCATTTTGAATGTGCTGAAGGAAAACAAAGGTTTGCAAGTAGGCGATATCGTCAACATCACCAAACTTGATCCACAAGTCGTGGTTGATACCATTGCAAAATTGAACGAAGCAAAGTTGATCAAAGGATACAATCAAGGTCTTGAGGTTACAACAAAAGGATTGGAAGAAATCAGTCAGTTACAAACCGAAATTGTTGTCCGTTATAAATATGCAGTTGCACCAGGAATATCAGGTGGAATGATTATACCGGGTTCTCGTGATTTCTGCCGTCAAATAGACCGATCCAATCGTGTTTATTCTCGTGCAGATATTGATGCAATGTCAGCACAAACGGGAATTGATGTTTGGTCAAGACGAGGTGGATGGTATCACGACCCCGTGAGAGATGTCAATGTTCCACAATGCCGTCATATTTGGCAACAACAATTATTAAGGAGAATTAAGAAATGACGAACTTTGTATATTTCATAAGCACCACTTATCTCAAGGACAACAGTCCGTTGAATGAGAATGTGGATGACAAGTTGCTGAAGTCAGCAATCAAAGAAGCTCAAGAGATTTATATCCGGGATGTCATCGGTTCAGGTATTTACAACGAGTTGCAAGTTCAAGCATTCGCAGGAACTCTGACCAACTTGAACACAACCCTTTTGGATTCATACATTGCACCTTGTTTGAAGTATTATACTTTGACTGAAGCGATGTTGCCAATGACATTCAAGTTGATGAATAAATCGGTTGCATCTCGTGAATCTGACAATGCTCGTGCAGTATCCGTTGAGGAGATGACATTGATTGAAGGCAGATATCGTGACAAAGCGGAATACTATGCAAATAGGTTGCGTGATTATCTCCGCACAAACACAAATGATTATCCATTGTTCTTGAATCCCGGCAATACGATTGATACCATCAGACCGAAATCAACTGCATTCAGCGGAGGAATTTATTTACCACTAAGATATGACGATTGTTTCTTCAACTATGACTTCCCCACCGACGAGAACAAATAAGTGGCAAAAAAACAACGAAGCCAAACTTCTCAAATTCCTAAAAAATGACATTAAACCAAATCATAGCAAAGATTCAGACCGCAGCCGAAAGCCATAAGATGGTCGGTCACTTTGGTGTTGGTCAACAATCCAATTTGACGGTTGAGAATGTTGAGTATTATCCATTGGTGTGGTTGTATCCAGATGGCTTCAATTTGCAGTCAACTGGGAAGTTGATGACATACAACTTTGCATTGATTGTGATGGATCGTGTGTTTGAATCTGAGAGCAACACAATTGAAGTTCTTTCGGATACTGCACAAATTATGTCTGACATTTTTGCGTTGGTAGAAACCAACACGGAATCCGATGGTGACTTTGAGTTGAGCATCAACGGAAATGCATCACCATTTTATGATTCAAAAACTGACATACTTGCTGGATATGCAATCAACTTCCAAGTTCTCACTCCTTATCTCAGCAATAGTTGCGTTGTACCTGTGTAGTGTGATTTGGGCGATGTTCAATTTTGAAGAAC